AGACCGTTAGCTCTGCGGGTACAACCTCGATATACTTCAACCTTGCCATGTTTACCAATGCATCATTTGTGTGGGACGTTGTTCCTACCGGACTGACAATGACCTCGACCGGCCTTGTCTACCAGGCAACTGACGAGGCAGGTACTAACGCCGCAAGCATTACAGCCACATCAACAGTTGTTTACGCGACCAGTAATCTTACTGAAGCCACGGTAACCCCGAGCATTTCAGCAGGTGAGACCGGTGCAACAATAGACATCAACGGGTTGACGTTTACCGGATTGACAGCAGGTTCAACCGCGACAGCTTCAGACAGAGAGTTTCTAGGGAGTACTGCGAATGTATCCACCACGATAACAAATCTTGCCGCAGCAATAAACGATACCGGTTACGGCGTACCGGGCGTACGTGCGCTCGCAGGTAGCGCGGCCTTGACCTTATATCTGGATGAAGATCCGACAAAAGCACTTGCATCTGGGTATGAGGGATTGGCATTGACCAGCAGCTCAACCACCGACTTGACGATTGGTGCGAGACACATGCAGGGGATAATCGAGATTGTGGACAGTAAACTGACCCTAAGCTCGAATTTCACTCATGTCGGCTTGAACGTCATCAACATATCGGCAAACACCACGGCGGCAGTAATAATCAGGAGCGGCGCACGGTATCTGGAACCAGATCCGTATTGCCCCAAAACTCAGGTTTAATCTTTGAGGGATAGGGCTGTGTAAAAGCAGCCCCGTTCCCTTTGTTTTGGAGGGGTTATGAACGAATTTACCATATCTTTAAAAGCCGATAAAGGCACTGCGAAAGTGGATTTTACGCTTAACGGAAAACCGGTAGATGGATTGTTTGCCGTAAATTTTATAGCAAATACCAAATCAGGAGAATTGGTTTTAAACGGGGTGCGCTTTAAAAAGGATGCATCGGGTAGATTTTATGTTGATACCGACACGAAAGACACAGCCATCGAGGGGATTAACCTCCTTGCATTATTGGAAGACGGCGCCCAAGTAAACGAGAAAATAAATCAGGCGTCTAAAAACCTTGATTTTGAGCTACAGAACATAAAAGACACATCCACACTGAGGGCAAGAAATCTTATAGCCGAAAGGTTGAGTTAAATGAGTAACCTTAATTATTGGCAAGAAAAAACTATAAGCAATAGTACCGCCATAGACGTACTTGATAAACAAATATTAACGGCCAACCAAAGCATCGCTATTTTGCAGGCAGGCTTAACGGCGAATGATACGGCTATATCGACCTTGCAGGGGGATGTTACAACGTTATCGTCAGCGATATCTGCAAATACTACTGCGATATCAACTATAAATACAGCCTTGTCTGATATTACGCAACAACCTACCGCAGTAAATCACGTCGATAATACCTATACCCTTAACATCGACAACAAACCTTCCTTTGATTTTTCCGTGACATCTGCTGATGCCAACGCTAAGACCATTGCTCTTTCAAATATACCGGCGTTCACACAGATTGCGATTGATGTCATATGCACAACCACCGCCGCATTTACATGGCCTTGGCTTGCCGCCCGTTGGTCTTCTGGTGCCGCACCTACCTTCGCAACCGGCAAACGATATAAAATCCTTGCTTGGACGGAAGACGGCGGGACAAACTGGTATGCCGCCAATGTCAAATCTGAGGGGTGGACGATATGACAAGGAAGCATTGGGATTTGTTTATGACAGCCGGTGGCGGGATTGTTGCATCGGACAGTTTTAACCGTCCAAGTAGCGACGTGTCGCTAGGAAACGCTGATACAGGGCAAACATGGACAGCGTTATCCGGCACCTGGGGCATCAAATTAGATACAGTTGGGCATTTAGTATCCGGATCAAACGGACGGGTATATATTGAAGCTGGGATATCAAACTGTATTATATCTGTTAAATATCCGTGGAACGGAACGAGTAACATAGGATTAATCATTCGCTTATTAAACGCTTCAAATTATTTAATTGTAAAGCAAATTAGCATGGGATATCAACTTTCAAAATTCGTTGCCGGAGTAGAAACCGCATTGGGATCATACACTGGCGGAGCACCGGCGGCTAACGATGTCATAAAGGTAAAATGCGTGGATGAAAACATTATTGTATATGTCAACGGGACGGAACGAATTAATGCTTCCGTATCAGATCATAAGGCCAACACAAAGTATGGGTTATTTGTTAATAGTGATCCATGGTTGTATTTTGACGATTTCAAAGTGGAGGCGATATAAATGTATGCATTAGTGCAGAATGGTCAAGTTGCTCAAGTTGGGTTTCCGTCTTCAGGGACACTTTCAGATGGACGTAGTGTATCAAATTATGACCTCCTGCCGAAATCGGCATTGCTTGCAGAAGGATGGTTGCCGCTTGTCGAGAATAAGCCAACACATGACCCCACTACACAGGAATTACAATTGACAGGGTACACTATAGAAGCTGAAAGGGTAATCGCAAATTATGAAACGGTTGTTATAGTGGCTATTCCTACTTTGGATGATAGGCTTACAGCCGTTGAAGACGTACTCATGGATATTTTAATATAGAAGGGAGGCGTTGATATGTTGATGCAGCCGATGTCAATAGTATACTATAATTTTTATCTCAACATGTGGATAATGCGGAGAATCACAGCGGAAGTGCTCCAGACAAAAGTTCCGAAGTATTTGACTCAGGAAGAGTGCGACATGATACTTGCAACTCCACAAATTCCAGAGTAATTGCGCAATAGGATAATATTACGTATTGATAAGGAACATAAAAAGCACAAAAGATCGCCCTACTTTTCCAAAAAGATTACGTACTTTTCCAAAATGCTCATGATATTATGTAGATAATGAAATATTAATCATTAGCCGTTGAGAAAACTCAGCGGCTTTTTTATTTTTGGAGGAAGTGAATTTTAATGGGTTTAAAGCTTGTAACAGAGGCCGTGACCGAGCCAATCACGCTGACAGAAGCGAAAAATTATATAAGACTAGACTCGACAAGTTTTGTCGACAATATAGAACCCATCACCAGTATAGACGGCGGGTATCATGCTACCGCAATTTACACGGGCGCGAGTACGGACGTAAGCGGGTATGATGTGGCTATGGTATTAACTTCTTTCTCCAATTCAGCTGGGGGCACGGTGGATTTAAACATATATGAATCTGATGACGATATCACATATTCGGTCTGGACGGCGGGCGAGACTTTTGCGCCAGTGACGACGGCAAACGATAGTTTTAATTATGAGGTAGCGTACACGGGCGAAAAACGATACATAAGGGCATACGCGACCGTTACCGGGGCAGAGTGCAACTTTGCCACAATCATAGTTAAGGGAACACCTGAAAGCACGGAGGATTCATTTGTTGGGACTCTGATAACCGTTGCTCGTCAATATTGCGAAAACTTCCAACATCGGGCGCTGGCAACTCAGACATGGCAATTGATCTTGGATGAATTCCCAAGCGATGATTATATTGAGATCCCGAAAGCTCCTTTACAATCAGTGACAAGCGTAAAGTACATAGACACCGGGGGAGTCACGGCAACATTTACAGCAAGTTTGTCCGGTTATTATGTTGACACGGATAGCGAACCGGGGAAAGTATGCCTCTCATACGGGCAGGTATGGCCCACAACGACGTTAAGACCACATGCCGGAGTAATTATCGAATTTGTGGCCGGGTACACCGGGACGGCACCTTATATACTTCCAAAGACCACGAGACAAGCAATGCTGATGCTGATATCTCACTTGTATGAAAACCGTATGCCCGTGATGACAAACGCACCGAAGGAATTAGAATTTGCAGTTACCGCATTACTCACGCCAAATCTTTTATACCATTAGGAGGGTTGTTATGAAAATACCATGTTACATTGACACTAAACCGGATTGGGAAACAATGACAATGAATGTTAGGGTTAAAAAATGGGGGTTGCCCATTATATTATTTGAGGCATTGAAAAAAAACTACACTTTGAAGTGGTACCAATGGCTGTCATACCCTTACCTATGCCTTAAAATTATGGCGGTGAAAACATGAATCCTGGAGACCTGAGAAGCAGAATCATAATTGAAGAAGCCACCTACACAGATAATGGATTCGGCGGGAAGATAACAACTTGGACAACGCTTGCGACTGTCTGGGCAAAAGTCGAACATTTATCTGGAAGAGAGTTGCAGATAGCACAGCTGATATCGCCTAACATTCTATATGAAATTACTATCCGATATCGTTCGGACATGTCAACACAATACAGGATATATTACAGCGGACAATATTTCAATATTCGTGACATCAAAGACCTGGACAATATGCATAAGTGGCTTTACCTTAAATGCGAGGTGCGGGAAAGTGAGCAGTAGCAGCGGGGTATCAAATTATTTTAATAAGTGCTATCAAAGCAATATACCAAAGGTTAAATATGTTCTCACCGAGATTGAAAAGGCTTGTCTAAAAGAAATAGGCAGATATGTCAGGGACGAGGCGCGAGAAAGAGTTCCCGTTAAAACAGGTAAGTTAAAAAAGAACATAAGCTACCAGATAAGGAGAAAAGACAAATCAGTCAGACTGGGGGTTAAGCGAAAGGCATTTTACGGGCTGTTTGTCGAAAAAGGGCACAAAATTCTCCCTAAAGGATTTCACATGAACCAAAGAACCGGGAAAATGGTTCAGGCAGGTCATTTGTCGTTGCAAGACACTTCGGTGGGCATAAGAAAAGATGGAACAACTTATACAAGGAGAGCATGGAAAAGCGCAATTAGTATGGAATTTGGTGGTAAAAACGTGCCGGCAAAACCGTTTTTGACTCCCGCGGTGAAAGAAAACATTAATCATATAAGATTGATTGCCGGAAAGTATTTTAAGGAAATCGAGAAAGAAAACATTGATATAGGCTTAATTGGCCCTGACGATGGTGAACGGGATGATAGTTGATGAATGTTATTGAACTTAAAAAAATGATATGTGCGTTTTTGAAAACCAAAACGGCGAACGTTTATCCTTATGATTCCGTTCCTCAGAATGCGGTTTTGCCATATACGACCTATTCACTCGATTCGGGGTTTCCGGACGAAAACCGGAAGATGGAACGATTTACGCTATTAGTTGATAACTGGGACAACAACTCTGACACGACAGCGTTAGAAACGGTAACGGGAAGCATTGATGGAGATGGTGACAAGGTATCGGCAACGGGGCTGAATGAGAAAAAGTACTTTGTTTCAGGAACTTTACAGGCGAGTTTTTACAGAGAGGGCAGATTTGAAGTCCCGGATGAAGACCCAAGTATAAAGCGCAGGCAATTGAGATATGAGGTACAGGTTTATCTAACTTAAAGGCCGCTGATATTCCTGAGAGTCGAAACCCGCGCTATAACTACATAGTAAAACTCATAAAAACAGCACATTGGAAGCAGACAAAAAGATGTACTAAAAAGCGTACAAAACAGCATAGTATCGCTGAAAGCCTTTAAAATACGCTGTCTCGGGACGCGTTTAGGGAGAAACTACGGACAGATAACCTACAAGTCATGGTTTCGAAAAGTTACGAGGCTACAAATGAGTCTATACGGAGGTTTTATGAAAAAGGTTGCAATAGTGGGATATGCGCCAAGTTGGAAGGATGCGCCATACCAGGATAAGGAAACTGAAATATGGATTATGAATGATCTGTACGATATTGTGCCGAGATGGGATAGGCTTTTTGACATACATATGATCGACGAGATCAAGGCCAGAAAAAGCCGTGGAGAGGGTAACAAATTACACTACGATATGCTTAAAACGCTGGACAAGCCTATATACATGCAGGAACATTACCCGGATATCCCCGCAAGCATAAAATTCCCGCTTGATATGCTGGCGAAAAAATATCAAATTCCTTCCATGGGTGACAAGATATTTTTGACATGCTCCGTCTCACACATGATCGCATTAGCAATTGATGAAGGTTTTAAAGAGATACAGCTATTCGGGATTCATGAGGCGGTTGACTCCGAGTATAAAGACGAGATGCCCTCCGTGGTATATTGGTTGGGTTATGCGGCGGGTAAGGGGATAAATATCGTTGTATCACCCGATAGCCCGCTTTTAAAAGGGTATTACATTTACGGCTACGAAGAACCGGAGTATACGGAATTTCATCGGTCTTTGGATAAAGAAGCGA